ATGACCACGCAACAACTGACCCCGGCACAGCACGCCATCCTCACCCACGCCATCCAGCACACCGGCAGCAAGATTGAATGGTTCCCGGACAACATCAAAGGCGGCGCACGCAAGAAGGTGCTCGATGGGCTCGCCAAGCGTGCCCTGATCACGGCTTCCGGCGATGACTGGTTCATGGCGGACGCGGGCTACGACGCCCTGGGGCGCAAACGTCCGGCACCCACTCCGGTGGCAGAGGACCCGACAACCGAGGCCGCCGTGCTGGTGCCAGCGGCTGCGACCAAGGCACCTCGCACCCGTGAGAACAGCAAGCAGGCCAAGGTGATCACAATGCTGCGCCGGCCGGAAGGTGCGACCGTGAAGCAGATCTGCGATGAAACCGGCTGGCTTGCACACACGGTGCGCGGCGCGTTTGCCGGCACATTCAAGAAGCGGCTCGGCTTGCCCATCACGTCCGAGAAGCAGGCCGGCGGCGAGCGTGTGTACCGAATCAAAACCGAGGAGGGCGATCAACTGGCCTGATGTCGCACGGGACCGACTGTGATGGCGGCGGTCCCGCATCAAGCCGCAAACAGCGCTTGGCTTGTGTTCCGAGCAGCGCGTTCATGCTCCTTGTCGTGATTGACGACGCCAATCCCAAGGAGAACACCATGTCCCAACGATTCAAACAAGCTGTCATCGACGACGTGCAGTCCAACCATGTGGGCGCCGCACTGCTGGAGCGACTGCTCGATCTTTTCGAATACGCGATGCGCTCGGTTGCCGTCACCCTGGTGCGCGAAGCGGGGTTCCACACTGACGATTTCGTGACCAGCAAAGCGACCGACTGCGATGGCTTCACGCTGGCCATCCGGCAGATCTTCCCTGGCAAGCGCGATGCCTGGGCTGGCGTCTTCGAGCGCGGTGACCAACGACTCGACGTCATCGGCCACCTGGAATAAGCTGGGGCGTGGCCGGGGTCTCCCCCGGCCACAAGAGGATGCTACCAACCCACCGGGTTACAGCATCCCCTGCACATCATTCAATGCGCCATCCAGTTCGAGCTTGAGCGGCGCCAGCAGGCAGTGCAGGCATCGACATTCCCAAGCCCGATCGCTCCATACGTCAAGCAACTGCAGGATGCCGACGAGGCCGGTGCTGACATTCAGCAGTCGAGCACACGCGTCCTCGGTCGTTGTGTAGATCAGTGTGCCGGTCGTCTCCAACTGGCGCAGCGTCGCCGCGCTGGTGCGCACGGTGCGTTTGCGGCTGTGCTCCGGCATCAACCGATGTACAAGATCGCACAACTGCGCCAGGGCGAGGGTCTGTGGGGAACGTTTCTGCTCACGCATGCTTCGCCTCCATTTGACCGATGGGAGCACGAACGGCTTCGAGCAATGCTCGGCTGGCATTATCGAGTACAGCGCTCTGCAAGAGCGTGCGAATGATGCTGGTGGCGAAACTGATTGGGAAAGCTGGCTGCTCAGGACGAGCAAGGGCATCAGGCATAGGGACCTCTACGTTTGATGGAGGCCCGCCGCTCATTTCGACGTGAGGGGTGGCGGGCCAGACAGCGGGGGTCGAAAACCGGCAACGTAGAAACCGGCCAGCCCGAAGGCTGCCCCGCCCGGCCCGCGGCGCTTATTGTAAGCGTGCGGACGTGCTGCGGATAGGCTGCGGCCGGTCGCCGCGCGTTGTTCGGGCTACCACTCCCGATCACCGTTGTTCGATGACGGCGACAGTCTTGGGGAACCCCGGAATAGAGTCAAGGCGAATGCACTTGGCAAGAAACGGTGATGCAGCGAGTGATCATCGGTGCAGATAAGAGCGTGCTGTCTGCGCTGGCCGGCTAACACCGCGACCGACTACGGCATCGGCAGCCCGGCGTCAAACCTCAACGGCTTCGTAGCGGCGCTTGCGCCGGGTCTTGTGCCGCGTGATCCGCGCCAGATGGGCGCATTGCGGGCACCAGTGGCCGACGCGAATGCTTTGGGGCTTGGAATGCCAGCGGTGGCCGCGTGCGCATTCCCATTCCAGCTTGGTCACGGAGTTGACGTAGGTGTCGGAGATGCAGAGGCCGCCACGCTCTGCCGCCATCTCGCGCATCACTTCGATGCTGAGCTTGTGCCTGCTGTTTGCGCACTTCTGGCACCACGTGCCACGAAGGACGTTCCAGCCCATGGTCCCCCACTCGTGCCCCTGCGCACACCGGAAGTGGTAGCGGGTTCTGGCATTTTCATAGTGATGCGCAAGGCATTGCCCGCCATGCTCCTGCGCGATGCGGCGCAGTTCGTCCAGCCCGTCCTTGCGGCGAAAGGCACCGCTGGATGCCTTGTCTGCGCACAGTCGGCACCATTTGCCGAGCGCCACTGCCACGCCGCGAGCCGTCCACTCGTGGCCCTCGGCGCAACGGAAGCGATAGGCATCCTCCATCCGGGCATAGGGCTGCGGCAGCCATTCGCCGCCACGCTTGCGGGCCGCCTCCTGGATGCGAGCCAGCCCCGTCGGATCACGTCGGGCCTCGCCACGCCGGATGGGCGCGCAACACGGGCACCAGCCTCCCATCGAAACGCGGTCGCCGCGCGTCTCGAACTCGTGGCCGAGCTGGCAACGAAAGCGATACGTGTCACTGCTCTTGCTGTAGCGGGTGGACAGGCATTCGCCACCGGCTTGCCGGGCGACCTGCCGCAGGCGCGCGAGCTTTGCCTCGGCCTCGCATGTGGGGCAGCCGATCAGACTACGGAGGGCGTAGTCACCGGTGCGGGACGTTTCATGCCCATGTGCGCAGCGAAACCGATAGCGGGCGTCCCTGCCGTGCCATTTGTTGTCCAGAAGGGTGTGGCCCTTCTGGGCCAGGCGCTCGCGCAACCTCGCCAGATGTGTCGATGTTCCCGTTTCAGAGTCGTAAGCGGCTCGCGAGGGCCGTTGATATTTTGATGGACAAGCGAACGTGATGGCGGCAGGCTGAAGCCTGCCGTCGGCGGTCCGAGCCGATGAGCTATTTGCGGAGCCGCCATGCAGATTGACATTGACCAGCTGGACGAAGCGCAACTGCTGGATTTGAACCGTCGCATTGTTGAGCGACTGCGCTTTCTGCAGCAAATGCGCGCGCATACCGCCATGCTGAAGCTGTCGATCGGCGACCGCGTTACGTTCACCGATCATGGTGGCGAGGAAGTTCACGGCCGCGTGGTGCGTTACAACCGCAAGACGGTCACGGTGCTCACCGACGACGGCGTGCAATGGCGAGTCTCTCCCGGAATGCTCTGCAAGATGCGACCTGAGAAGGAGGTCGCCGGCAACGTGATCATGCTGCCTCGATCGTGACGCTCAGTCCAGATAGCGGAGTGATTGGATTGGTGGAGTTGGGCAGTTTGTCCACCACGTTCCACGGCAGCAGTTCGTCGACGCGGGTGATGGCGTGATCCGCGATGTGGGTCAGGACGTACTCCAGATAGGCGCACGGATTGATGCCGTTGAGCTTGCACGACCCGATCAGGCTGTACATCGCGGCAGCCCGCTCGCCTCCGCTGTCGGAGCCGGCGAACAGGAAGTTCTTTCTCCCGAGGCTCACGCAGCGAAGGGCGTTCTCGGCCAAGGCGTTGCTGATCTCGGCTTGCCCGTTCTCGCAGAACAGCGTCAGTGCGCTCCAGTGATTCAGCGAGTACTGGATCGCGCCCGCCAGCTCTGACTTGCGCGACAGCGTTGCGAGCTTGCCCCTGATCCTCACTTCGAAGGCGTCGAGCAGCGGCTTACTTTGCTCTTGTCGCACGCGCTACCGTTCATCGGGCGGCTTGCCGCGGATATTGGCTTCGATGCCGTAGAGCTCGCCGATCATCTCGAGCAGCTTCCGGGTCTCGTCCGTCGGCGTGCTCGCGTGGATCTCGTAATATTTTCTCCGGGCGTGGTCCCAGCACGCAGCTTCACGAATCTTGCCGTTCACGTACAGCTCATCGAAGCCACCATAGGCATCCGCCTGCAGGATGCCCTCAAAGCTGGCGAGATGGGTCTGGGGATGGATGCCTTTGCGATCGGGCGAGTACGCGAACCATACTGCAGCGGGCTGCGTCGAGCCCGAACGGCTGTCGTCGCGCACATACACCCAGAGTCGTCCGGTTTTCGTCTTCTTGTTGCCCGGCGCGAGCACAGGGATCGGTGTGTCGTCCGCGTGCAGCTTGGTGCCCGCCATCGCGTACCGGCGCAACGCCTCGGTCAACGGACGGCAGAGCGCCTCACACTGCCCGACCCAGCGTCCCATGCTGGCACGGTCGAGCGTCACGCCATCGCGTGCAGCGATCTCCGACTGGCGGTACAGCGGCGTATGATCCGCGTACTTCGACACTAGGATGTCGGCAAGCAAGCTGGGATGAGCGATGCTGCGCCCGATCGGCAGTCCCGGCACGGCGGTTGCTCGATGTGACCGCAGTCGAGGCAGACCGTCTTGTGTCGGATTGTACGAATCACTTTGAAGGCGGCCGCGACCCGCGCGAGCTGTTCGGAGACATCCTCGCCGAGCACCTGCACGGCGCCGTCGCATTTGGAGCAGGACGAACCAGGTTGCAGGACGCGGTCTTCACGCGGCAGGTGTGGCGGCAATGGCTCCCGTGTGATCGGCTCGCTGTTCGTCACGGATTGCTCTCGTTGGACCTTCACGTGCTGCACATCGGTAGCGCCGCACCCAGCAGCCAGATCCTCTAGCTGGGTCTCGAGTCTCTCGATCTCCCGTGCAAGCTGCTCCGACTTACGGCCGAAGTACATCCGCTTGAGCTTGTCGATCTGAAGCTTCAGCCGTGCGATCTCGAGATCACGTTCGGCCATGCCACGCTGCAGTTGCGCGATCGACGCGCGAGCCTCGGCCAGCATGGCCTTCAGGGTGACGGCATCATCGGGCAGATCGGCGATGTTCGGCATGCGCCGCAGTTTACGAGCCTCCTGTTCGGTTTACAACACCTACATCATCGACAGGGGGGCCGTTCGACGGGGCTGCCGCCAGTCAATGCCCTCAAGCAACATCGACAGTTGCGCGACGGTGAGCGAGATCTTCCCGCCATCGGCTTGCGGCCAGATGAAACGGCCGCGCTCCAATCGCTTCGACAGCAGCCAGAGCCCGTCGTCGGTGGCCCAGAGCAGTTTCACGAGATCGCCGCGACGCCCGCGGAAGATGAACACGTGGCCGCCCAACGGATTCTCCTCGAGCGCCGTCTGCACCTTCGCGGCCAGCCCCTGGAAGCCACACCGCATGTCGGTCACGCCCGCTGCAAGCCAGATACGAGTACCCGTGGGCAGAGAGATCATAAGCGCAGGTTCTCCAACACCGTGCGAAGCATTTCGATGTCGACAACGCCGTCGACCTTGATCACCGCTCGGCCGATCCGAACTTCAATCGTGCCGATGGGCATAACCGGTTTCTCGATCTCGGATTCGACGACGGGCGCCGGCCGAGTTTCTGGAGGCACCTCGTCCACAACCGTCACCGGCAAAAGCGTCGCCGCCGCAGCCTGCCGTTCCGCGAGATACTGGCGGCGCCACGTGAACACAAGATTCGCGTTCAGACCGTGCTCACGAGCCAATTTGGCAACCGAAACGCCGGGCTCGCAAGCAGCCGTCGCCACGCGACGCCGGAATTCGGGACTATGGTTGGGGCGTCCTTTACGGCTGCCCGGTTTCGCCGTCGGCTCTGACAAAGTGGTGTCCATCATTTTCGAAGTGATGGGCATCACTTTGATGTCGATCCTCGCTGCCGTCTACGACGGCTCTCGCGAGCCGCTTACTCAGAGTCCACAATTGGTCGTCGTGTTCTTGTCGAATAGTTGCCTGTTAAGTTCACGGCTTGCCCCGCCGCTCGCGGGACGCCTACGAACTGGCGCGCTGTTTCGGTCAGCCAGAAACACAACAACGCCCACCGGGTGGGTGGGCGTTGTTAGCAATCATGCTGCGCTCACTACTCGTCAGCAATCTTGCCCTCGCACAGTGGGCCGTCTTCGGCTCAATATGACTGCAGCAATGACTTTGTCTCGAGGCAATCGAAGCATACGAACACGTAAATCATTCCACAGTCGGCAAGCACGAACTCGTCATTGATAGAGTCGAGTTGAGCATAAAAGGACATCTCCTTGCCACAGGAGCACTTGGGTACATCAGACGACTGAATGAAGTCAGGTCGACCACCAAGTCGATGGCGACGGCCAATATCATCACCCGCCCACTTAAAGGGTGGGAGGGCTGCCGCCTCGTCATTAAGAGGCTCCGGAACCAACTTGAACGGAGGAATTTCGCGCATGAACTACCCCTATTGGCGATATGGATGGATCGGCAGACCGCCAAGGTTGTAGCGATCCATCATGCTGCCGAGTTGTCGGTAAATGTCGCTCGCGGTGGCGTTTGGATTTTTCGAGATCCAATCGGCCCACTGCTGATTCCACTTGCCTGGCATGTTGCCAATCCCGTTACCGTGGACACCCTTCAAATGTGACACATCACCAAGTGTCACGGTGTGTGCATCAATGTCAATGCCGCGCTTTGCAAAGAAATCCTTAAACTGCCTTGGCATCAGATGATGATCCATCATCCGCCGGGGTGCATTTAGCAGTGGCGTTTTGCAACTCTGCGCCGCCTCTTTGGCAGCCGAGCGCTCGATAGCTCGGGCAACCGCACCAACCGAATTACCGCCGATCATCGGCACATCTGAGTTAGCGATCTCGTTGGCAATGAGGCCTAACTCGACCAGTGCCACAATCAAGCACCACGGACACAAGCCGCTCGCATCTGAATAGCTGGTCGGCTTGCCATCAACATATGCGTAAGTCGACCATTGCCCACCGTTGAGCCCAATCGGGTCCGACTGCACATACCGCCCGCTGGCCGGATCATAGTCCCGATTCGCGTTGTAGTGCTTGCCCGTCTCCGCGTCGTAGACTTGACCGGGGAAGCGCAGGTTGTATGTGAAGGTACCGAGGCTGGTCGGGTTCTCGTCCGGCAGCGTCGCCCCAAACGGGTCGGTCTGATCCCACCGCCACACCATCAGGTTGTTGGTATCCGTGATCACCCGCGGCGTGTCAATCTGGTCCGCGTAGACGTAGTACGGCGTGCCATTCTTGACCGTCGCGATGGGTGTGTCACCCAGGTACACGGTCTCCTCGATCGCGTTGCCCGATTGGTCGTATTCCCCAATCAGGTGATCTGCTTCGTCATAGACGTACCGGGTAGCTCCCGTCGGGACGTTGCTACCGCTCTTGACGACACGCTGGCCCAACCCGTTGTACAGGTAGCTGGTCGTGGTGCCGTTCTTGGTGACGCTGGCCAGCCGACCCCGATCGCTATAGCTGTACGTGGTCGTGCCATCACTGGTCAGATTGCCCGCCGCGTCGTAGCTGTTCCTCGTCGCGCTCGGCCCTGTGCTCGCCGTCTGCCGGTTGCTCTTCGGATCAATGGTCTGCGTATAGCTGGCGCCGCCGATGGTCTGGCCCGTGCGGTTGCCGTTCGCGTCGTAGCTGTAGCTCTGGCTGCTGTTGGCCGGCAGGTAGCTGGTCAGCCGGTCCTGGTCGTCGTAGCCGAAGGTCTGGTTCGCCGCCGTCGCCGTGCTGCTGCCGGTGCTGCCGCTGGTGTCCGTGTGGGTGTATGCGGTGATGCGCGAGGCCGCGTCGTAGTTCACCGTGCGAGACAGGCCGTTCGGCGTCGCGCCGGTGCCAGTGGTCGCACCCAGCGGGAATTGGGTCAGCCGGCCGCTCAAGTCGAAGCTACGCGTGTAGGCTGTGCCGTTTCCCCAGGTCCATCCCGTTGGTTTTCCGAACGGCTGGTATTGGATGTTGGACAGCAGTGCGACACTGCCTTTGGTGGTCGTCAGCGTCAGGCCCGCGATGCGGCCGCCTACATCGTAGCTGTACCCAATGACACTGTTGCTCGGATACGTCATGCTGATGACGTGTCCGGTGCTGCTGCCACTGGTGCCGTAGGCGTATGCCACCACTTGCTTCTTGGTCTCGCCGTTGGCGGTGGTGCTCTGGGTCTTGCGGACCACATTGCCGAAACCATTGAATCGCCAGCGCGTCTGGCCGGATTCATCGCTGATGTGCGTCAGGTGCCCGATGTCGTTGGGCTCCGGGTGCTTCCCACCGTCATAGGTGAAGGCGATTGGCGTGCCGCTCGCGAAGACCGCATGCGTCATCCGATTCACGGCATCGTAGCGGTACCTCGTGATCTTGCCGCGCGCGTCCGTGCGGCGCGTGAGATTGCCGGCCAAATCGTAGGTGGCGTTGCTGGTGCCGGTGTCAGGGCTTTGCTGCCGGGTGGTATTGCCCAGGCCGTCGACGGTATAGGTCGTCACCAGGCTACGAGGGTCGGTGACTTGCCGCACACGGTCCTGGCCGTCGTAGTTGAACACGGTCACTGGAGCGGCACCACCCGGTGCTGCCGGTGGGCCTTGGACTTGGGTGCGACGACCTAACGCATCGTAGGAGAAGGTCGTCACCAGTCCGCGCGGGTCGGTGATCTGCGTCAGATTGCCGACTGTGTCGTAGGCATATTGGGTCGTTGAGACCTGCGTCTGGGCCAGCACTTGCGTGCTCAATGTGAGCAGGAGCGCAGCGCTGATTGCCCGATAGAGTTTGTGCTCTCTCATGTTGGCTCGTTGATTGGAGTTCTTGGTTTACTGCGCGGTGCCGGCCGTGACCTTGAGCGGCCGGTTCATCGAATCGAAGACACGGGTGACCTGGCGGGCGAGATTGCCGCTCGGGTCCTTCGCCTGTTCCTGCGTGCGGTTGCCCATCGCGTCCAGCGTGTAGCTGATGCTGTTGCCCTGGCTGTCGGCTGCGCCCGTCATACGATGCGCGCCGTCATAGGTGAAGCTGACCGTGCTGCCATCCGGCAGCGTCACCTTGGTCAGTTGCCCCACCGCGTCATAGCCGTAGTTGGTGGTCTGGCCCGTCCCGCTTGCCGGGGTGATGGTCTGGCTGGTCAGCCAGCTGCGGTTCGAATACGTGAACGCGGTGACGGTGCCGTTGGCGTCCGTCGTCTGCAGCGGACGGCCGCTGGCGTCGTACTGGTTGATCGTGGTGGTGTGGCCCAGCGGATCGACGATCTGGTACAGGTCGCCCTTGCGGTATTGCGGCGGCGTAGCCGTGTCGTCGGCGGTGCGGTAGACGTAGGTGGTGCTGGTGGCCACGTCGGAGCGCGGGCCGCTGCTGGTCGCCACTTGGCCGTCAGCGGTGTAGGTCCAGTTAGTGGTCCGGGTTGCGCCAGTCGTGGCAGCGCTGAAGCCCTGGCCGCCATCGCTGTCCGCGGTCGGCGTTTCGCTGTAGCTGGTCAGGTTGCCGTTGCTGTCGTAGCCGTAGCTTTGCAGTTTGGTCGGCAATGCGATCTGCGTCGGCAGGTTCCAGAACTGCGGATGCCACACGGTGGTGGTGGTGCGGGCGCTGGCCGTGCCTGCGCCTTCTACGCGCTGGATCTCGCGCTTCTGGCTATCGTAGGCGTGGGTGGTGACCGTGCCGTTGTAGTCGGTTTCCTGGATCAGGTTGTTGTTGGCGTCGTAGCTGCTGCTCTGGCGCGTACTGCCGCACAGGCCGCAGGGGGCACTGATCGAGGTCGGCAACAACCCCCCGTTCTGCTTGAGGAATGTGTAGACGCTGGTCTTGCCGGTCGGGTCGGTGACGGTGGTCTGGTAGTTGTCGCCGTACTGGAACTGGTACTGGTTCGCACCACCCGCCAGTGTGCTGCTGATGGCACGGCCCTGCGTATCGTACGCATAGGTGGCGTAGCGGCTGCCGTTCTCGTCGATGATGCCGGTCAGGGCTGTCGGGAAACGGCTGTCCTCATAGACGTACTGGCGAGTCGTGCCGTCTGGCCGGGTGACGCTCGACAGCATGCCGGTGCTGTTGTAGCCGTAGCCGGTGACAGCGCTATCGGGCGCGGTCACGCTCGCCACACGGTTCTGGCTGTCGTAGGCGAAGCTCAGGCTGCGCCCGCTCGGGGCAGTGACTGTCGTCAGTTGATTGGCGGCGTTGTAGGAAAGCGTCGTGGTGCGGCCATTGCGGTCGCGGACGGATTGCAGCCTGCCGCTGGTGTCGTAGGTCTCCACCGTCCCCGTATCGGCCACCGTGTACTGCCAGCCTGTCACCGTGCCACTGGCATCGGTGATCGAGTTCAGCATGTCTTGGGTACCGGCGGTTGACCACGCTGAGCCATTTTTGCGGAAGCCGTACACCGAGCCATCATCTCGCAAGACGGTGACCTGAGCATTCGAGTAGGTCACCGCACTCGTGTCCAGGCTGCGCTGCCAGTTGAGCGTCCATTGAGCCGCTCCGTCGCTTGACCCGTAAATGCTGTAGGACTGGTAAGCGAGTGTGGCAGGTAATTCTGCACTCCCTCCCTCATCCCGAGCAGAGACGGCTGTCGTGCCAGTTCCGGGAATCACTGGACTGCCGGCTGTGCAGACCTGCACAACAGGCCGTGCCGGAACACAGGTGCCATCGGCCTGCTTTATATAGCCAGAGGCACAGCGGTCAGTTTCCAGGTTTACGGACCAATCGTTGCGACCGCCTCGGAGCTGAGGGTAATCAGGGTCATCCCACGTACCGTGACACCCATACTGCTCGGTGTTCCAGGGCAGATAGGAAACAACCTCGTTCAGTATCATCCGCATCAAGGCAGCCGATGCCGCACAAGCCGCCTGCGGGCTGCTTGCATACGCTCTGGCGAAGTTGTAGCGCTCGCCCATGCTATATGACCAGGCGTAACCGACTGTTTGGGCTGACACGCTGGTGACAGAGCAAAGCAACACAGCTGTGCCAATCGCACAGTAGCGTTTGATAGGTTGCATAGATGGATCGTTGTTCTTGTTGGTTTACTGCGTGGTGCCGACCGTGACCTTGAGCGGCCGGTTCATTGAATCGAAGACGCGGGTGACCTGGCGGGCGAAGCTCCCATTCGGGTTCTTCGCCTGTTCCTGGTTTCGGTCATGCGTCGATCCGATCCGGCTTCAACGGTAAAACTCGAGTTCGTGCCAGGACACCCACGATGGGCTGCTCGTCGTAGTGATCCGGATGTAGCGGACACTGACCGATCCATCCAGGGCAGCTTCCAGCCATTGCCCATCCGACGTGTTGCCCGACAGGGTCTGGAGTACGCTCGTCGGCGCTGGATTCATCCCGCCCGTCACAACGTGCGTGGTCTGGCCGGCAGGGCTTTGGGAAACCAGCATCCGCACCTTCTTGAGCGGCACCGCCGCGCCAAGATCGACCTCGATCCACTGCGTGGCATAGCCGGAGGCAATCCAGGCACTGGGATCCCCGTCAATCGCGCGGGCCGGCACGTTGTCGCCGGAAGTGCTGGAGGCAGTGATGCCCGCCGGAACCACCTTGATCGGCGCATCGGACGTCGAACCGGATGGCGAGGCTCCTTGTTGCGTGACGCGTAGCGGCCGGTTCATCGAGTCGAACACGCGATCGACCCGCTGTGTCAGGACCGCGTTCGGGTCCGTGACCTGCTCCTGGGTGCGGTTGCCCATTGCGTCCAGCGTGTAGCTGATGCTGTTGCCCTGGCTGTCGGCGGCGCCCGTCAGGCGGTGTGCGGCGTCATAGGTGAGGCTGATATTGCTGCCGTCCGGCAACGTTACCTTGGTCAATTGGCCTACCGCGTCATAGCTGTAGTTGGTGGTCTGGCCCGCCTCGCCTGCCGGGGTGAGGGTCTGACTGGTCAGCCAGCCGCGGTTCGAGTAGGTGAATGCGGTGACGATGCCGTTGGCATCCGTCGTCTGCAGCGGACGGCCGCTGGCGTCGTACTGCTTGATCGTGGTGGTACGGCCCAGCGGATCGATCATCTGGTACAGGTCGCCCTTGCGGTACAGCGGCGGTGTGGACGTGTCGTCGGCGGTGCGATAGACGTAGGTGGTGCTGGCGGCCACATCCGTGCGCGGGCCGCTACTGGTCGCCACCTGGCCGTCGGCGGTGTAGGTCCAGTTGGTGGTTCGGGTTACGCCAGTCGCGGCAGCGCTGAAGCCCTGACTGCCATCGCTATCGGCGGTCGGCGTTTCGCTGTAGCGGATCAGGTTGCCGTTGCTGTCATAGCTGTACGTTTCCAGCTTGGTCGGCGAGGCGATCCGCAGCGGCAGGTTCCAACTCTTGTGCCACTCGGTGGAGGTGGTGCGGGCGCTGGCCGTGCCCGCACCGTCTACCCGCTGGATCTCGCGCTTCTGGCTGTCGTAGGCGTGGGTGGTGACCGTGCCGTTGTAGTCGGTTTCCTGGGTCAGGTTGTTGTTGGCGTCGTAGCTGCTGCTCTTGCGCGTGCTGCCGCACAGGCCGCAGGGGGCGCTGATTGAGGTCGGCAACAGCACGCCGTTCTGTTTCAGGAAGCTATAGACGCTGGTCTTGCCGGTCGGGTCGGTGACGGTCGTCTGGTAGTTGCTGCCGTATTGGAACTGATACGCATCGGCGCCGCCCGCATGCGCGCTGCTGATGGCGCGGCCCTGGTCGTCGTAGGCGTAGGTGGCGTAGCGGCTACCGTTCTCGTCAATGACGCCGGTCAGTGAGGTTGGGAAGCGGCTGTTCTCATAGACGAACTGACGGACACTGCCGTCTGCTCGCGTGACGCTCGACAGCATGCCGTCGGCGTTGTACCCATAGCGGGTCGTAGCGCCATCCGGCGCCGTCACGCTGGCGATGCGATTCTGGCTGTCGAACGCAAAAGACGTGCTGCGGCCGCTCGGGCCGGTGACAGAGGCCAACTGGTTTGCCGCGTTATAGGCAAGGGTCGTGGTGCGGCCGTTGCGGTCGCGCATCGATTGCAGCTTGCCGTTGGGGGCGTAGGTCTCGACTGCTCCCGTATCGGCCACCGTGTATTGCCAGCCGGTGATCTTGCCGCTGATGTCCGTCACCGATTGCAGTGTGTCGCGGATGTCGGGGGCGGCCCAAGTGGTTCCGCTCTGGGTGAAAATCGATACCGACCCGTTGTCGCGTTGCGCCACGACTTTCGGGGTGGCGTCAATTGTGAGGCGGGTATCCAGGCTGCGCTGCCAGTTGGACATCCACTGGCCGCCACCGCGGTTAGCCACGCCATACATACTCGCGGAGCGATAGACGAGTGTGACGGGCACATCTGCATTGCCGCCTTCGCTGGATTCGGAATAAGCCTTGGTGCCGACGCCAGGTATAACGGGATTGCTGATCGGGCAGGTTTGCACCGGCGGCCTTGGCTGGCAGGTGCCGTCAGATTCCCTCGTATATCCAGACGCGCATTCACCCGTCAGAAGCGCGGCGAAGTCGCCGATCATCTTGCCATCGGGAGGGCCCATGTAACGGTAGGAGTAATTCCCGTTGTTCTCGCTATCGAACTCATACGTGCACCTGCCATTGCAGATCGCGTTCATGATTCCATCATTCTTGCTATTGACGCCCGCAATCGTCATCTCGGCAACCGCATCGGGGCCATTCGCGCAAATCAAAGGAGCCGCCCCCGACAGGCAATAGAGATGACCAAGGCCAACATTGGCACCGGCACCAACGTTGCCTGCCCAGGTGTTAGCGCCCCAGATTAGGCCGCAGCCAAGTGCAAGCGCTAACAATGCACGTCCTCGGAGAAGCGCCCACGTGCTCGCCCCGGCAACGTTCTCGCTGGCAGCACAACCCAAAAGCAATCCCGCAGCCCAAAGCCGCGTCTTGGCAAATCGCTTCATCCCCATCCCTAAGTTCGTTCTGTTATCCGACATCGGCAACCGGCCCAGCCGCTGGTCGAGTAACCAGCCGGGTGTTGGTCCGTTGCAGCCAATCAAAAGAATCAGACGATTGATCTGACCCAACTATTCTTTGTGGATTTGCCCCCGCATCTCCGGACACCGCCTCACACTTGAGTTGATGATTCCGTCCTGCGCCTGAACTCGCGTGGCGAGCGATATTTCAGTGCGCTATGGGGATGCTGCTCGTTGTAATGCTCGAACGCGATGGCGAGGTTGCGCGTCGCTGTGGCCGCGTCAGGCTTGGGCATGAAGGCGACGTAGTCGCGCTTCATCGTCTTCACGAAGCTCTCGGCCATGCCGTTGCTCTGCGGGCTGCAAACCGGTGTCGTCAATGGCTTCAAGCCAATGTCCGTGGCGAACTCGCGAGTCTTCCCAGCAATGTAGCCTGAGCCGTTGTCCGTCAGCCATTCAATTTCCGCTGGCGCTTTCGGAACATTGCCGAAGCGCTGCTCGACGGCCGCCAGCATCACGTCGCGTACGACGTCGCCGCTGTAGCCGCCGGTCGTCGCCACCCAGCTCATCGCCTCGCGGTCGCAGCAATCCAGCGCGAACGTCACCCGCAGTGGCTCGCCGTTGTCGCAGCGGAACTCGAAGCCATCGGAGCACCAGCGCTGGTTGCTCTTGGCCACGGCGACCTTGCCGTCATGCCGGCGCTGTGGACGCGGTGGCGTCGGCCTGCGCTCAAGCAGCAAGCTGTGCACACGCATGACCCGATAGACACGCTTGGCATTGATCGGCGCTTCGCATTGACGCTCACGTTCGCGCCGCAATCTGCCCCAGACCCGCCGGTAGCCATAGCTCGGCAAGTCGGCGATGGTGCGCCGGATTTCGTCGACCAAGCTAGCGTCGTCGGTTTGCCGAGCTGTGCGCCCGTCGCGCCAATCACCCGGCCGGGCCCGCTTGGCCGCCACGTTTGAGCGCGCTACGCCGAGGACCTCGCAAACTAGCTTCACTGGTCGTCCCCCGGCAACGATGGCGAGCGCGCTATCCACTTTTTTGCCCGACCGTATTCCACGGCTTCGCGAAGAATCTCGTTCTCCATCGTCTTTATATGGACGCCTCCTGTTTGGCAAGATGTCGATGAGTTGTCGAACAAGTAAGAAGGCTGCGGTTTTATATCCGGCCTATACAGGACGAACCCCGCTGGCCCCTATGGAATCCGCTGACTCACGCCTCATTTTTGCCACGGACCATGATGTCCAGAAGACGATGCAGGTTTGGTGAGCCCCGGTCTAACCTGTTTGCCATCACAATCGATACCTTGCGCAACCTGGGAAGTTCGCGTTCAGTGCAACATCAAGGGCATCCGGATGCCATACATGGTGCCGTCATGCAATTGCCGCCGTATAGTCAGCTCGGTATGAGCATCGGTGCGCAAGCAATGCCCAAATCGTCCGCGCCATCTTGTTTGCTAAGGCCACTATCACAATGTTGAGCGGTCGCCGCTGCCTGAGCTTTGCTGCCCACGACTCTGCATCTTTCACGTGCTTCATGACCGAGCGCGCCCCGTGAATGAGCAAGGTGCGCAAGTAGCGGTCGCCTCGTTTGCTGATTCCAAGTAGGCGCACCTTCCCTCCCGTCCCAATCTGCGCTGGCACCAAGCCGAGCCAAGCTGCAAACTCACGACCAGATTTGAAGGCCTTCGCATTGCCCATTGCGGCAACTGCCGCAGTCGCAGTCAAGAAGCCGACGCCTGGAATATCCGCAATTGCCTTGCACGCATCGCTTTCCTGTAGCCATGCCCTCAAGCGCCGCTCGATACGGGCAATCTCCTCGTCCATGTTGCTCAGACGTTGCCATTGCTCTCTGAGGGAATCTATCAGGACTGCCGGCAATCGCGACTCCAGCCGTGCGAGCACGTCGGGCATCGCTCGGCTCATCGCGGCCCGCCCCAATGCCATGACTTCGCCGTACTCGCTCAGCAGTCCACGCAAGCAATTCGATTGAGAGCGCCGGAATATCACTAGCTGCTGGCGCATGCGATGCAGCGCTAGAACGGCCTGCTGCGCTTCGGTCTTGATTGCCACTGTCTTGATGCCAGGTTGACTCGTTGCAGCCCAGATGGCGCGCGCGTCAGCAACGTCGTTCTTGTTGCCTGTCACAAACGCCTTGACCAGCTTGCCCGGCATCAGTTTGACCTGATGTCCAAGTTCGCTTAACCGCCGTGCCCAGTGTTGTGAGCTGCCACACGCTTCCATGCCAATCAGACAGGGTTCACGATTTGCGAAATGTTCCAAGAAGGCACCTCGCTTGAGTTGCCGGTCAACCACTTCCCCCGTCTCGCGGTCAATCCAGTGCAACTGAAAGACCTGCTTCGCAATGTCAACGCCAATGATGGTCGGTTCCATTTCCGCTCTCCCTGGAAAGGTGGTGACGCACCATTATTGGTGCGGCGGAGGCGTCCATACCATTTTTGCCGAGCATGCGCTGCAGCTCACGGACTTGTTTGAGCGCTTCGGCCAGCTCCGAGGCCGGCACCACTTCCTCGCCCGCGGTCACTGCCGACAAGCTCCCGTCTTGGTACAGCTTGCGCCACTGGAACACCTGATTCGGATTCACGCCGTGCTGGCGCGCCACCACCGAGACCGTCTTGCCCGGCTCAAAGCTCTCTCGGACCATCGCAAGCTTCTCTTCCACCGACCACCGCCGGCGGCGCTCCGGGCCCGTCAACACTTCCATCACTTCTTGGTTGCTGCTAGTCATAAACACAGTCGTATGCCTACCCGTAGTTTAAGTGGGTGACTGTGTCCGGGGATTCTGGGGGCCGTTCCACTTTGTGGCCAGCAGCCTGCCATTTGAGTGAACGAGGCGCAACATTCGAGAAGTGGGGTGTCGCATTAACTCTTCAGTGAGAAAACTTGAGGATTTAGCGTGAGCTTGGTCGGTCGTGGAACCCAGCTTTCGCAATGCAGCTGTAGTTGAGCACGGTAGCGGGAGGAAGTTTGAGTCAGCGAGAGCAGGAATTTGCCGTGCGCAGGCGCAGACGATGCTGGTACCCACAATCTGACTGCCGCGTGGAATGTAACCGCGCTGCTGCAACGGCTGGCTAACGGATCGAAGATGGCCTGCGCACCGAGCCTACCCTGGGCCGAGCGTTGCTTGAGGGCCCGCAACGTGCGCGCATCGGGGACGTGCGGCACACCATCGAGCAGGCAGAGGTATTGACTGGAAGTCACGGCGGTCCTCGTTGCCAACACCACCGGCCATCTTATCCCCATCCAATTGCAAGGCATTGACCGCAAGCGCGCTTCATCCTTCGGGGACGGGCGCGCCCGATGGACAACTACTGACAAGCTTTGTCGTCCCCGAAGTGGGGGCGGTGCGAACCGGATAGAACGCGAGTCTGAGCGGGTGCATACTGTGCGACCCCGGGGGGCCAGTGCGAACCACCACCTGAGCAGGTTCGCACCGCCCACAAAGCACAAGACCCGCGCAAACACAGGGCTGACGCGGGTCTGGGAGGGGATGACCGATTCGGTTCGGGCGTGGGTGCGAACCGTGCGAACCTGGGTTCGCACCCCGACGGTGGGCAGGTCCTGCGCTTGTGCCTCCCGTATTGCGCTTTAGGAAGGAAGGACCCCTTTTCTCGGGGGCACCCCTTGCAATCTGCGCTGCTATCCGGACGGTATATCGAATACTACCCCCAAACCGCCCGATTTGTTGCACCGCTCCGCCATCGCAAAATGGACAAATGCCGGAAATCCCGGACTTTTGCGGGAAGCGTTACCCTACGTTGCTTTCTGCTTTGGACGCTGCTCCTTCACGCCGCAGCTTGAAGGCTTCCCATCGCAGCAGCAACTGCATGTAACCGCTACGGACGTTGGATGCGCGGTAGCGGGTTGCCTCATCGAAGAAGGTGTCGATCAGCGGGCGCAGCCCCACCGACAATTCGTGCGTAATGCAGGACTCGGCATCCGCGTGTAACGAGCCATCGGATGCCATGTAGGCGTTGACCTGTTTCATGGGAACTTGCTCCAGTCAGTTGTGTGAGTTCAGGTGATGGGCCACGACCTCCAGTGCCCGTTGCCAGCGCCGCCAAGCCGTCGTGCGGTCGCAGGCGAAGCGCAGCGTGATCTCGCGCCAGCCGTAGCCTTTGGCCCGCATCCACACGAGGTGGCGCTGCTCGACCTCCAGCCACTGCACCCAGCGCATCGCCTCCAGCATGCGGTCGATGGCCTGGGGGCTGGGCGGGAAAGGCCGGTAGACCTTCTCGTCCGCAGCGAAGGCTTCCCACTCGCGCCGCACGATGGCGGGCCACGTGTTGATGTAGCCCTGCACGCGGATGGGCGGCAGGCGCCGTCCCGTGTTGGCAGCGTCCTCGAAGCGGGCCGCCACGTCTTCCTTGGTCCAGTCAGCCACGGCGCTTGCCCCCCTCCCCGTACAGCCGCTCACCGATGCGTCTCACCAGCTCACGTTCGAGGAAGCCCAGGCGTTCGTCGGATTCAGCGACCACGAGAATCCGCTGCTCCCGCCAGCCCTGCCGCTTGAATGCTTCGAGGTCGGTGACCTCGGGTTGTGTACGGGCCAGTGCGGAACGGTAGGTCGGTGTGGGAATCTTCATCTCACGCCTCCTGCGTCTCGGCCGCCCAGTACAGGATCGCCAGGGCGTCGGCTTCGTTGTCGTCGGTCGGCTCGTGGCCGCGCTTGCTGACGGACGCGATGATCTCGTCTTTGCTGGCGTTGCCCTTGCCGGTCGCATGCTTCTTGATCGTGCCGACCGGAACTCCGATGTACGGAATGTTGTGGTGCTCGCACCAGGCGCTCAGGTGTCCGAGCAGACCGCCGTAGATATGCGCGGCGTCCACGCCCGCGTGCCGGCGCACCTCCTCGAAATACACCACGTTGATATCGCTGCAGGAGAGCTTCAGCTCGTTGAGCCAGCGCTTGAAGCGTAGGAAGCGCATACCGCCACCTTCAAACCGCTTCGGCTTGAAATCCTGCGTGCCGCTGGTGATGCTGCCGTCCAGGTACTGCAATGCCCAGCCGGTCTTGGTGCCCAGGTCGAGGGCCAGAATCGTCGTGTTCATGTGTTGGAAATCGTCATGTCCGGTCGTTGTGACCGAACGTGACCCACGTCCGGATTAACTTCTACGCGTGCGTGCGCGCACGTAAAGAGAACAATCCTCATGACGGTCACGTTCGGTCACACCGGTGTGTTCAGTCGTCCCGATACGGCGGGCGACCGCCGTAGTCCTTGGCCTTGAGCGAGAGGCCGGCGAGGCCCTTGACGCCGTAGTTGAGCCGCGTGCGCTCGAAGCCGCGGTTGGCGAGCTGCTGCGCCAGCCACCGGCTGGTCCCCACGTACTCGCCGCGCCGGCCCGCCCACTCCTGCCAGCGCAGGAACACATCGGCCACGGCGACGCGCGCCTGGGCGTGGCACTGCGCCTCCTCATCGAGGAAGTCGCCGATGGCGTCCTCCTCGTCGAAGTACTCTTCCGTGGCCGACCGCACGCAGGCGGGCGGATCCAGGCGCTGGCGCTGCCAGGCGAGGCATCCCTCGATGGCCCACGCCAGGATCCCGTCGCGCTCCTTGAGCAGCTTCTCCGTGAGCCGGCCGTCGCGGCGCTCGGGCGGCACCGTCACCGTGAACGGGATCAGGTGCAGCCGTCGCTTCATGGCCTCGTCCACGTTGCGGATCGCGGGCTTGTGGTTGCCGGCGATCAGCAGCTTGAACTGCGGCAGGTAGTCGAAGAAGTCCTGGCGCATGAAGCGCGCGGACACCTTGTCGCCGCCGGTGATGGCCTTGACCTTCGACTCGTTCCAGCGACGGCCCTGCTCGGTCTCGATGGACGACACCAGCCGCGAGCCGCGCAGCCCGGCCAGTTCGGTCGGGTGACGGTCGCCGCGCGCCTCCATGAAGGTGTCCATCGGCGCGTTGGCTGCGTAGTCGCCCAGGATCGTGGCCAGCACGTTCACGAAGACCGACTTGCCGTTGGCGCCGGTGCCGTACAGGAAGAACAGCGCATGCTCGCTGGTCACCCCGGTCAGGCAATAGCCGACCACCCGCTGCAGGTAGGCCGCCAGGTCCGTGTTGCCGCCGGTGATGTCGGAGATGAACGCCAGCCACGCCGGGCAGCCCTCGCCGTTGCGCCCGCGCGGAGTCGCCGTCGTCACCTTCGTCATGCGGTCCTCACGCCGATGGGGGCGCAGCTGTCCTGTGCGCAGGTCGACCACGCCGCCTGGGGTGTTGAGCGCCCAGACGTCGGCATCCCACTCGTCGGCGGTGGCCGCGTGTTTCGGGTCCGAACGGGCGATCTTCTCGACCGACGCGATGGTCGACGAGCTCGCCAGCTTGGACTTCTGGCGTGCCATTTCCGCCTTGAGCGAGGCCGCCCGGCAGATGCCGCGCGCCAGGTGGGTGACGTAGAGCAGCTGATCGGGATTCCAGCGCACACCGGTCCACACCAGCCACTTGCCCCACAGCGAGCAGTACCGCCAGTCGTCGCCGTAGCGGCGCGTGAAGGCCGTGGCCAGCCCGTCCTCCGTCTCCCAGTCGACGTCATCCAGCAGGTCCGCCGGCAGGGATGCGTCCGCCACCAGCGTCATGGGTACCCGCGCGCCGACGGCCAGGTAGCCGCTCACGTCGAACCCTTCGGCGATGGCATCAGCCGCGTCCCAGCCCTCCGGCTTGTCTTCGGGCGGTAGCAAGACGGCCACCGACACCGCGCCCGCCTGCAGGATGGCCTGCGATGCGTGACCGGCATACTCCCAGCCCGGCTTGTCCCGGTCGGGCCAGATCAGCACGGTCTTGCCCGCCAGCGGCGACCAATCGGTCTTCTCGACCGGTGCGTTCGCGCCATGCATGGCCGTGGTGGCGACAATGCCGGCGTCGATCAGGGCCTGGGCGCATTTCTCGCCTTCGACCAGCACGACATGGTCGGCTTGCGCCAGCGCCGGCTGGTTGTAGAGCGGACGCGGCTCGGGCGGTGCCAGCTTGCGCCGCTTGGCGTCCCAGGGCCGGAACGCCTTGCCTCGTCCAGGCGGGTCGTAACGGTACACCACGCCGATCAGCTTGCCGGTGGCGTCCAGATAGTCCCACTTGGCCGTGGCGGGGCCCAGGTCGTCCGTGGGTGGGTCCTTGCGCTTGCGCCGTACCGGCTGCGCGCGGGCCTGCCCGAGCAGTTGCAAGGCGTGTTCGAGCACCCGCGAGAAGTCGGTGGACACACGCAGGCCCGCCCAGGCGGCAATGAGATCGAAGATGTCGCCGCCGTCGCCGGTCGCGCGATCCGTCCACAGGCCCGCCTTCTCGCCGTCGAGCACCACCTCCAGGCTGTCGCCGGGGCTGCCGAGGATGTCGCCGATCACGAACGTGCCGCGCCGCTTCTTGCCGGCCGGGAACAGCACGCTCAGCACGAACTCCAGGCGGGCGAGCAGCGCCGCGCGGATCTCGTCGCGCTGGGCGTCCGGTTGGCCGGTGAGCATCGGGATCTCGTTGAAGTCGATCATTGCGCGCCCTCCCCCGGCATGCCAGCGGCAGGGTCCGTCTCGCACGGCTGCAGCGCGGCATTCGCCAGCCAGGCCGTGAGCTCGGACAGGCGGTAGCGCACCAGAGCCCCCAGCAGGTAGTGCGGGATGCGGTAGCGTGCACGCATGGCGTGATCGGCGAACCAGTAGTACGGCAGCCGCAATGCGGCCGCGGCCTCCTTGGCGTCGATCATCGGCTCGCCCGTGTCGGCCGGACGCGCTTGATTGGCGTGGCTCATGCGTGCGCCCTCCAGCAACGGTCCTGCCACGCGCACATCCGGCATTCGAAGTGGGTCGGGTCGCTGAACGCGCGAGGCAGCAGTTCGCCCGCGTCAGTCGCGCAGATCACCTTCACCGCGCGATCGGACATGCGCTGGGCCAGCGCCGCATCGAACGGCACCAGTTCAAACCACAGTTCTTGTGTGTCCTTGTTGATGGCCGCAAACAGCGCCGGATGCGAACTGATGCCATCAACGCTCGCTTCCATATACGCTTGATAGATCGCCATCTGTGCGGCATAAACGGGCTTGGCCACGGCCACGCCGGATTTGACGCAGGCCCTCCAGTGTTTGTCGGCCATCGTCTTGCACTCGAAGAGCATGGGGTAGGCGAGCGCCAGCTCTGCGGGCCCACTCGCAAATATCCCATCGACATGCCCCTGGATGCGCCCGCCTGCGGCCGAAAATCCAAACTGACCACCGCTCACTGTGCGCGTGTGCAACTCGAATCCCGCCAGGCGAAGCCAGCGGATCGCTAGATCTTCAAGCACATGACCCACTTCGAATACGCGCAGAATGCGGCCTGAAAACCCTCTGCCGTGGTCCGCCGGCGCGCCGGCATATTCGTATTGCAGCACTCGTTCACAGGCCACACCCAGGCGCGAGGCACCGAGGTAGTCGCGCGGTGTCTGTTGTCTGCGCTCTGCGTCCAGAACCAGATCGATGCGGTTCGTCACTTGCTCGTGAAATTGCGGCCTATGGTTAAAGTCGAGCATCGACGTGCCCCCATGTTTTCTGATTTCGGATGGATTCAACCGTGGCGGGACTCACGCCGAGCAGGATGGAGACTTCGAGCGCGCTGCAGTGGCCGAGATACAGGAGCCGCTTGATGATTTGCACCTGCTTGCTTTCCAGGCGAGCGGTACCGCTGCGGTCTCCGCGCGCGGCGCGCCCCTTGACTCTCATGTCGGCCAGGTTGTCGGCGTGTGTGCCCAGCCACAGATGCGAAGGATTCACGCAGCAGGGGTTATCGCAGCGATGACAAACGTGCAGGCCGTCCGGGATGGCGCCATACGTCAGCTCCCACGCCATCCGGTGGGTGCTGCATTTCACTCCACGAATGGCGTTGCCTTCTGGTTCGCGTCGAATTTGCCCATAACCTTTCGCATTGACGCTCCCCTGCCACAGCCAGCAGCCATCCGGGCCAGCACTCATGTCGACCCGGCTCCATAGCCGGACGGACAAGGGCAGGCGGGTGCGACGCTGTATCACCCGGCGCGACTCCGGTTGATGGATTGCATCCTTCTGCATCAATTCTTCCTTTCCGATTCATCAGCGGCCTTGATGACCAAGGCGGATTCCGTTACCTCCCACGGCAGCTCTTCGAGCTCGGCGAACGGATCCCGCGCCGTGGCCTTGGCAGCCGCGCTGCCGCGCACCGGCGGCATGCGGGTTGTCTCGTGGTGCTCGACCATCGCTTCGGTGTAGCGGGTCACGATGGCGTCGATGACGCGCAGCGCCTCGGCTTCGCTGTAGGCCGCCAGCGGCGTGGTGAAGCCGATCTCGTCGGCCACCCGGCCGAATGCCTTCAGGCACGTGCGCATGGCCGTGCGTTCGATGTCGGATGCATCAAGCATGCTGCCCTCCCTGTGCTGCCCCTCCATGGCTCGACGCCAGTTGCCGTACAGCGCGTGAAACGCGTCCTGGCAGCGGCGCGAGCAGAACACCCAATCCGGTACAAAGCGCCGGGGATCGCCGACCCCATGACGGGTGTCGGCGTGCGTGAATCCCCGGGCCTGCCGTTTGCAGACCCAGCATTTCATTCCTCCCTCACTGGGCCCAGGCGGGCTTGGCGGTCACGGGCGCGCGCTGCGCGGTGGGCGCGGCACGGGACGGCACAGGCTGCGCGGGTGCGCCGGACGTGCCTCCACCGGGGTTGGTCTTGGGCGGCGCGCCCTTGAGCCGGGCGTATTCCGGGTGGTCGGGCTCGATGGCGAGCCGGATCACGTTGCGGTCCTCGCCCTTGGGATCCTTTTCGATGTCGACGCGGACGATGAACTCCAGCCCATCGAGCTCGTGGAAGCCCTGGATGCGGCGCGCGGCGGCGGCCTGCGGTGAGTTGTCCTGCGGGTGAACGTTGCGGGCGCTGTTGAGCGCCGCACGCACGAAGCTGCGGCCCATCTGGCCCCAGGTCGCGCCCTTGGGCGAGTGCAGGCCGATGTTGCTCCACAGCTTGCGCTTGGCGTGCTCGCCACCGGTCACGACGAATTCGGCGGCCAGGTAGACCGAACCGGTCTCGAACGACTCGCTCGCGTAGCCGCCCACCCAGCCCTGGGAGGGGTCGTCATAGCCGCCCGGCTTGAGGATCATGCGCACCGGCACCAGCGTGCCTTTTGGGATCAGGTCGAAACCTTGCTGCTGGTCAGCGTCGTTGAAGTCTTGCCACGGGGTGGCGTTGTAGGTCATTGCGGTGTTCATGCGGTGTGTTCTGCGTATTCGGTGGTGTTTGCGGCTGCGTTCGGGGCGACACTGGCGTGCTCGGCACTGGGGTGCGTGAAGTCGAGCCGTTCGCCTACAGGACGGGCGGGGCCGGAAATTTTCTGCATGAGGCGGCCGAGATCAGGCTCCTCGATCAGATCGAGGCGGCCGGAACGGTCCTTGGCCGGATACCCCCAGGGATTCAGGGTGTGGCAGACAAAAGCGCGATAGCTGGAACCATCCTCGGCTTTGAATTCGGCGAGCGTGACGACCTCGTCGACGATGCCGGGCAACTCCAGCCCGGTTTTGGAACCATCGATCTGCAACTGCTGGATGCGGCGGTTGTAGTCGTCGAGTCTTTCCTCGAGGATGCCGACGAACCAGACGTTCTTGCCGCGCGTATGCTGCAGATGCGTGAGCCAGGCGATCATCTCCTGCCCCATCAGTGCATAAGCGCCGCGATTGTCCGGTTTGCCGGTCTTCTCCGAGTAAGCCTGCGGTTGGCCCTTGCACCACTGCATGCACAACCGGCCTGCGACCGTGATCGAGTCGACGAAGACGGTCTGGTACTTGGCGAGCTGGGCCGGGTCGCCATAACGCGCGCAGACCGCGTCATAGTGGGCTTGGCTGAACGGCTGCTCGTCGCGCAGTGCCGGATTTGGCCCGCCGATGAAAACAGCGAAGTCACGGCACTCCTGCCAGGTGCGGGGCCGAATGGTGTCGCCGCCCCAACCTTCGACAGCCAGGTCACCGGCTTCCAGATCGAGAAACAGCGTGGTTTCGGACGGCAGGGTCCAGAGCTGCGAAGTCTTTCCGAGCCCGCTCTTGCCCACCAGCACGCCCTTGACGCCACGCCGCTCGGCCAGACGTCGATCAGCAGAGATAATCGGCAACATCGACATGCCTCCATGTGAATCGGTTAAGAATTGAATAGACGGTGGCGCGGGAAACACCCATGCGCTGCGCGATCTGGTATTTGGTATTGCCAGCACGACGCATGGCGAAGATTTGCCGGACCTTGTTCTCGTCGAGCTTCGCTTTGTGATTGGCAATGCCGACATGGCGCGGTGGTGGCACCGCCCGCCCTTTGCTGCGCATGTCGCGCATGTTGTCCTGCTGTGTGCCGATGAAGAGGTGCTCAGGATTGACGCAAGCAGGGGTGTCGCAGCGATGAAGGACATGCTGCGAGCGCTCGAGCACGATGCCGTGAAAGAGCTGATAAGCCAGCCTGTGCGCCCTGATCAGCCCTTCGCCGCGACGACCGCGCCCCAGCACGCCATAACCACAAGCATTCTTTGACCCCGTCCACAGCCAGCAGCCTTCCGGCGAGACCTGAACGTAACGGGCAAATCGGGAAATCAGGGGCTGCCGTGAGCGTGGCCCGAACCGGATTGGCTCCGCGTCCATGATGGAAAGACCGCTCAAAACGCCACCCCGTCGCAGGTCAGCGTGAACGACGGCTTGGCCGGCTCCACCGTGCGTGCATCCGCGAACTGCTCCCGCAGGGCCGGCGGCCAGTTGTTGTAACGGGACTCAGGCACCGTCAGCTTGACGTCGATATAGGCGTCGATCTGCTCGCCCGCGGCGGCGATGCGCCCAGCGATCTCGGTCAACTGCTTTTGGTTCCAGCTAACCCTTTTGGGCAACTCGCACTTGATGCGCAACGGCCCATCGACAACATGGGCGGTGCCGAAGTCGCGGCCGGACTTACGCAGCGCGGCGCGCGCTTGCTCGCCGTAGCACTGGTCGAATGCAGCATCGAGCTTGGTGCGTGCCGTTTTGAGCCAAGCGATGGCGGTATCGAGGGTGGCATCAAGCTCGTGCTTGCGCTCAGGCGAGAGCTTTGCCAGTTCGCTCACGGACATGCTGGCGATGTCGGCCGGCAGCGGGATCAGATTCGTCATGGCGGCCTCCTCAGTGATACGCACGAACCGACGTCGAATTGCGCGAGACGCGCCGCTCGAAGGCTTCGATTTCGGAGATCAGGTAGGTGACGCGGGAGCCGAGCTTGCAGAAGACGGGGCCAAGCTGGTCCTGGCGCCAGCGCTGCAGCGTCTTGACCGACAGCCCCCAGCGCTTGGCGAGCTCGGTCTCATCCAGCGCGGCACGCACAGGGGCCGGTGCCTCATGCCGGCGGGTGTGGCGACCCAATTGAACAGGTGAGGAAAGAATTGCCATGAAGAGAGTCCTCTTGTTGAAAGAGGCTCTATTTCATTGCCCGACGCCTTGGGCTTGGGCGAGCGAATTTTGGGTTTTGACGAGTTCCCAGATCGGACTCGCGGACAGCGCGCACGCCGCAAAGCCTTGCCCCATATAGAACCCGGCTTGCGTTTCGCTTATTTCGATTTCGTTTGTTTCGAATAGAATCGCGTCCCTTCCCGAATTTGCCGATACGAGCGCGCCCCCATGAACGTCTCTTCCATCACCAGAGTGCTGCCCTCCGAAGAGGACGTGGCGTTGGCGCGGGAGGCCCGCCGCGCGCTGGCTACCGTGTTCGAGGCCGGTGCCATCGTCCGCCAGGTGGACTTCCGCGACGGCAGCGGGCGCGTGCGGAGCGTGCAGATGCCGGCGGCAGCGCTGCAGCTGCTGCAGGACGTGCTGGACCAGATCGAAAAGGGTTGCGCGGTGTCCGTCGTGCCGGTGCATGCGGAACTCACCACCCAGGAGGCCGCTCAGATGCTCGGGGTGTCCCGCCCATTTCTTGTGCAGATGCTGGAGAAAGGCGACATCCCGTTCCACAAGATCGGCACGCATCGCCGTGTGCGTTACCGGGATGTCATCGACTACAAGAAGCGCCTGGACGCGCAGCGCCGCGAGGCGCTGGAGACATTGGCCGAGCAGGCTCAGGCGCTCGATATGGGGTACTGACGCCGGCACTGCCGGATGCCACACCAAAAACAAGAACGGGGAGCCACACATGGCCAGGAAGATCCTGACCAACGCGAGCAATCTGCTCGATCTCATCGAACACGCGCCGGTTGCCGTGCTGCGGGTGTTCAGCGGCCTGGCCGAGTGCGAGGCACTGAGCCGCGGATTCGACTGGTCACAAGAGGAATCCGCACTCGCGGGGGCGCTGCTGGAGCACATCCGGCACCTGCGTCGCGAGCAGCGCGAGCCCGCGGAGCGGGAGGCACTGCGCATCGTGCGTCTCTCGTCGTCGCGGGGCTCAGCCATCCTTACCAGCGTGGCGGACCAGCTGAACGACGCCGATCTGTTCGCCACCTTCCTGTCGCAGCCCGGTGGCGAATTCGGGCGCGCGGTCTGGATGCGCGCGCATTCCGACGCGACCGCACGTCTGTTCGAGATCGCCGAATCGATCTTGAACACCGCTGACATCCGGGGCAACAAGCGGCTCTACGACGCCTTCGATGTGCCGTGCGACGATCCGCCGCCCTTCCTTTGGAATGACAAGGTGAAGCGGGAGCTGGAGGCAGAGCTCACGCGGGCGATGCGGCTGGCCGAGCCGTGCGAGGTCGTGCACGTCGCGCTGGCGGATGAGCAGGACGATGGCGAGGCATCGGTTGCGCACTGCCTGGTGGTGCGCTTCGCTGGCGAGCAGGTCACGGCGGTGCAGGTCGTCAACCGGAACCGCCGCAGCTTTTGCTATTTCCCGGCCCGCGACGCTACGCTGCTCTACGCGCCCGGCCGCAAGGTCGTCGAGGTGTACGCGCACACGCTGTCCACCCGCGCACCGCTAGCCAACGTGCTGTCCGCGCACGGATTCAAGGTGCCGCTGTCCAGCCGGCCGCTCAACCGCTCGCGCTACGACCTGTCCCGATTCGCCCAACCCTTGAAGGGGGTGAAGCCGCGCCTGGATGGCGTCAAGGTCGAGCGCCTGTATCTGGCCGAAGCGCGCGCACTGCTCGGCCACGCCAGCGATGCAGTGACCGTGCATCTCGACAGCGGTGCGGAACTGCATGATGTGCTGGGCGAGCTGTGGGGCAACCACCCCTTCTCGCAGCCGGCGGCCATCCTGGGCGTCACCCTGGTGGCGGATCTGGTGTTCGCGGGGGAAACCACGGAAACGCCGCTGTCCATTGTGCTGGCCGAGCCGGGGCGATGCAGCCTGCAAAGCGAGCGCGACCTGCGTCTGCGGCTCGCCGGCACGCAGCTGTTGGAAGTGCTGGGTGTGCTAAAGCCACTCAACCCTGGCTCCGGCGTGGACGATCCGGACCTGATCGGGCAGGTCGCGCGATTGCTGGAATGCGCCACCAGTCCGATGGATGGCTTCGCGCTCGCCCAGTTGGGCATCGACATTGCGCGCTTCGAGGACGAGGGCATCCTCACCGAGGGCGACCGCATCACGGAAAAGGTGGTCGAGCTGGCCGGTGGCACGCGCAGTGCGGTGCCGCTTGAGCGCTGCGCTGATGCGAATTTCGTGCGCTACCGCGATCCCCTGACCGGTGACGACGTGATGCTGTCCGCCAAGCACGCGCGGCGCTGGAAAGTCCACCTGAACTGGCTGCGCGAGGAGATCATCACCGCGCTCGGCAGCACGCTGCAGGGTGTGCGGGGCCGGCACCTCGATGACGAGCCGGTGTTCCTCGGCGAACTCGACGTCGACGGCTCGCCCGTCGCGCTGTATTTCGCCGCCCGCATGGCCAGCGAGCGCCAATACGCCAGGGTCGATGCCGCGCTGCGGCTACGCCCGCGTGCCGTGCCGGGCATTGTGCTGACCACATCGGCAGCGCCGTTTCCGTTTGCGGGCACGAACGTGGTGGTGCCGATCCAGGACATCCTCTCGCCTGCCCAGTGCGGCACGGCCGTCGATCTCGCGCGCTTGAAAGTGCTGTACCGGCACGGCCACCAGGCAGCCATGGGCGGCAGTGCCATCAGCCTCAAGGTCTCGGCGGACGGGTATGCGGCCCTGCTGTCCATTCCCGGCCGCGCGCCCTGGCGCGTCACGGGCAAGGCCAAGATCGCCGTGCTGCAGCGCTTGGTGGACGCCTACGCCACCGGCACACCACACGTGAATACCAAGAAGCTGATGGAGGACACCGGTTGCGCGACGCCCGCGAACCTGTTCTCCAAGTCCTCGCCGTGGCGCGACTATCTGGTGAAGGTCAAGGGTGCACACGCGTGGCAGTTGAACCTGCCGAGCGTCGAGGAGCCGCTGGAGGACGAGGCCACAGAAGCTGAGGCGTTGCTCGGCTGAGTATCCTTCGGCAAAACCAAGCAACATCGTCAATCTAAACTTGCTATCTGCGTAAAGCTGATGGCCAGCTCATGGCTGGCATCACCTTCTGTTGCTATCGTAGAGGTTCCACCTACTGGATCGGGCCGGATGAACAAGTTGCAGGCTATTGGGCGAAGACAGCTCTATGACCTCGTCTGGAGCAAACCAAGGACACAGCTCGCCAAGGAACTCGGTGTGTCCGACGTGATGATCGGCAAGATGTGCCGGCAGCTCAATGTGCCCGCGCCAATGCCCGGATATTGGGCCAGTCTCGCCGCGGGAGGGCGCGGTAAGCGGCGCTACGTCAAACCTGATCTGACCTACACCGTGGCCGAGCGAATCGGGGAAGACCACGAAGAGATCATCGGACTGATCCCTAAAGTTGATCCGGATGCATTGGGTATCCCTATTCCTCCGATGCCTGCTTTCAAGGAATGCATCGAGCAAACTTTGCGTCGATACGAAGGGCTGATCGACCACGTCGCGCTACCGAAGTCGACTCGCGGAACGCATCCAGCAGTCCAGAAGCTCATGGACGAGGACGAACGACGCGCACGGCTCGTGGCAACCTACAGTTGGGAGCGAAAGCCCGAGTTCGTCAGTCCGCAGGGGCGCCTCTTGCTCGCCGGCTTGAACCGGTTGCTCTGGTGGTGGACTGACTTGGGCTTCAAGACGAGTTCCAGTGGTACACGGCACATCCAACTGAGTGTCGTGTGCGGGCGATACAGCAGGGGTTTTGAGGTGGGGCTCGCCCCCCAGAATGAACGCTTGCCTTCCAAGGACAAGAAGGCGACCAACGGACCCTTCCGGCTTCGATTCGAAACCGATAGTCGCAGCAAAGACCCAAACAACGGGGCCTACGTCTTCACCAGCTTTGACATGCCCTTCTTCAAGTCGGTGACGTTGATGCTTCTGTCCGAGCAAGAGCGGCGGCTTCGTGATTGGATCGACTGGAGATACGGCAATCTGACCCGGTTCAGAGCGGAAGCGGTTCGAAAAGCAAAGGAAGCGGAAGAGCGAAAGCGACAAGAGATTGCTGCGGCTCAGGCGGCGCGGAAGGAGCAGAGGGAGGAACTACTGAACTCTGCGATGAACGGCAGGGATCGAGCAGAACGGCTCAGGGGCCTAGTCGCCGAAGTAGAGGCTCGCCTGACTGCCGACGAGCATGCCGACAAGCGATTCATCGCCTGGAAATCGTGGGCGTTGGGCGAAGCTGATGCCCTCGACCTGCGAAAGCGAACGGGTCAAGAGCTATTGCACTGGCTGGATGGATTTCAGCTGTATTAGCCAAGGCGCGATCTGATAGGTAATTGAGCCGATCACGAATCGCCCCCCCTGATCAATGGGGAATGAGCGCCTGCTTAGTGGGCGCAATGGAATCGAGGAAGGGTTTTACCGTAGCACCATCGCCCCTGATGTTGGCGCCCGTTGTTGTATTGGTCGGGCGCCACTGGTGCGGCTCATTACCCTCCTTTGCTATCCGCTTCGGACGATCCGGTCCACCATCCATGGCCGTTTCATTCCCCGAAGCTGTCATGAAGTCCATCGAACTACCCTGCCCTTCCCGACTCTCGCCCGGCGAGCGCGCCACCGAGATCACCACCATCCTGGCTTCCGCCATCGTCCGCACGCTCGCTGCGCCACCGGCCGCTGAGAACGCGGTTGGACTTGGCTTTGTGCCCGACCAGCGCGTACATGCAACTCCCTATCAACGAGAGACGTTGTGATGAACGCCACCCCAACCTCCGTCGCCGCCCGCATCGCCGAACTGGGCCGCGCCCCCATGCCCGAGCTCTGGAAGCTGTGGGACCGGTATTTCGACTACCGCCCGGCCAAGCCGAACCGGGATTTCATCGAATCGCGCATCGCCTACAAGCTGCAGGAGGAAGCCTTCGGCGGGTTGTCGCCTGCTACGCGGGAACGCCTGGAGCGCATCGGCGCCGCGCACTCGAAGATCCCCAAGCGGGCGCCCTCGCGCGAATTGCACTTCGTTCCCGGCACGGTCATCTCGCGCGAATGGGGCGGGCGGGAGCACAAGGCGGTGGTCACTGCCGAGGGCAACTTTGAATACGAGGGCAAGCCCTTCAAGAGCCTGACGGCCCTGGCGCGGCACATCACCGGCACGCACTGGTCCGGCCCGCTGTTCTTTGGCGTGACCAAGGGAGGTGCCCGATGAACGACGCCGTACAGATCGCCAGCACGAAGCCACGCAAGCGCTGCGCCGTGTATTGTCGGGTCTCGACCGACGAGCGGCTGGACCAGGAATTCAACTCCATCGACGCGCAGAAGGAGGCGGGGCATGCATTCATCGCCAGCCAGCGTTCCGAGGGGTGGATATCCGTGGCCGACGACTACGACGATCCCGGCTTCTCCGGCGGCAACACGGAACGGCCGGGGCTGCGGCGCCTGCTGGCGGACATCGAGCGCGGACGTATCGACATCGTCGTGGTCTACAAGATCGACCGCCTGACCCGCAGCCTGGCCGACTTCTCCAAGATGGTCGAGGTGTTCGAGCGCCACGACGTGTCGTTCGTGTCGGTGACCCAGCAGTTCAACACCACGACGTCGATGGGTCGGCTGATGCTCAACGTGCTGCTGTCGTTCGCCCAGTTCGAGCGGGAGGTCACCGGCGAGCGGATCCGAGACAAGATCGCGGCGGCCAAACGGAAGGGGTTGTGGATGGGAGGCGTGCCGCCTCTGGGCTACGACGTCCGCGACCGCCAGTTGGTCATCAACGAGGCCGAGGCTGCTGTGGTGCGTCGCATCTTCGAGGAGATGCTAACCATCGGGTCGCCCACGCAGATCGCTGCGCGCCTGACCACCGAAGGCATTACGACCAAGGCGTGGACCACGCAAGATGGCCGCGCCCGCTACGGCGCTAGCATCGACAAGAAGTACCTGTCCAAATTGCTGCGCAACCGCATCTACCTGGGTGAGCTGTCGCACAAGGGAAGCTGGTATCCAGGCACGCATCCGGCCATCATCGATGCCGAGTTGTGGCAGCGGGTCCATGCCGTACTGGCCAAGGACAGTCATACCCGGTCGACGGCGACCAAGGTACTGTCACGCACCGACGCGTTGCTGCGGGGCTTGTTGCATACCCCGTCCGGCGAGCGGATGTACCCGACCTACTCGCGCAAGAACGGCCGGCAGTACCGCTACTACGTGTCGAAGTCGGAGAGCCGCTTCGGGGCGCCGGGCAAGCGCTACGAACGGCTGCCGGCGCCGGAGATCGAGGGGGCCGTGGTCGCGCAGATTCGCACCGTGCTGACCAGCCCGGAGGCGGTGGCTGCGGTGGTTCAGCACATCCAGCACAACGGCGCCCAGGTCGATGAAGCATCAACGGTGATGGCGATGGGCCGGCTCGATGACGTGTGGGAGCGGCTCTTCCCCGCCGAGCGGCACCGCATCGCCAACCTGATGATCGAGCGCGTCGACCTGGTGAACGACGGGGAGCGTCAGGGGATCAAGGTGAAGTGGCGGGAGGTGGGGTGGGACGCGCTGATCCGGGAGTTCGTGCCTGGTGAGATCGGGGCGGAGATGCTGGAGGTGGAAGCATGAGCGGCGGCACACTAGAGACTTTCGTGCCGGTGGCGTTCCGGCGCCGGGGCGCGCGGCGGGTCGTTGCCGATGAGCGCGCAACGCACGACACGACGCTGCTGCAGGCGCTGGCGCGAGGCTTTTACTGGCAGCGGCTGGTCGACACCGGCGTGATGAAGAGCGGCGCGGCCATTGCGCACGCGGAAGGGCTTCACCCCACAGCCGTCAACGAACTGATGCGGCTGACCTTGCTGGCGCCCGACATCATTGCACGGCTGCTGGCCGGCCGGCAGCCGCGGAGCATGACGTTGTGGTGGTTCCAGCACAACCCGTTGCCGGTGGATTGGGATGCCCAGCGCCAGCTCGTGGTTCGTTTCGAGGAGACGACATGAGCCGGAATCATCGCGGCCGGATCCTGGGGGAGCCGGTCACTCGATCGCTGCCGGCGCCGGCCGGCGGGGTCCAGCTGGAGACGTTCGTGCCGTGGACGCTGGTGAAGCGTGGTTCGAAGAAGCAGGTCATCACCCCGCTGGATGCGCCGCAGGAATTCGCCATCGAGGCTCGACGGGAGCAACGGGACCGGGACGTGACGCAGGATACGCCGCTGATGCGAGCGCTCGGCCTTGCTCACTACTGGCAGCGTCTGCTCGAACAGCAGCGTGTCGCATCCGTGGTCGAGATTGCCGAGGCCGAGGGGATCGACGTTACCCAGGTGCGACGGCTGCTGCGGCTGACCCTGCTGGCACCGGAAGCCGTCGAGCAACTGATCTGCACGCCGGGGACTGCGTTGGAGTCGGTGATGCGTCGCACCTGGCCGGCTGCCTGGCATGCTCAGGTTAAGGCGATGACATCAATGCGATAGTGGTCGGTTGGGGAAAAGCAGCGCTCCCAGACAAGCTATAAATCCTCCGGCATGAACTTAGGACAGGAGCATTTTGCACTGTGTTCGGCAGGACTCATCGATCTTGTCAACGGCGCCCTCAACAAACTGACGCCAAGCGAGCACGTGGCCTTTGCGAAGAGGTTCAGGGACTTTTCCGGTGTGAACAATCTCGCCACGCAATTCTACCAATGCGTTTATCGCTTCAAGCACATTTTTCTTTGCTATGGGGAGATGACCCGGAACGATGGCGACATTGATCTTCTGATATGGATCGTCTACCCCGGAAAGAGCCAAAAGATGCTTAACTTGCCCAGCTTTTGCCGTGTTCATGCCGAACTTGTCTTCATCATCACCGACAGCCTGGAGTCGCACATGGTCAATCCACAGTGCTCTCCAGCCAGGTGTGATAGCCAACTCCCAGGCCGAGCGTTTCTCAAGTAGCTTGCGAATCTGTTCAGGAACCTTCTCCGGGGCGATCTGCGTAGCGACGTTTTTCGTGAGTTCGATAGCTAGTTGCTCTACGAAGTTTTCCCAAATTCCATAGGTAAACACAACCGCGGCCGCAAATATTGCGCGCTCCTTTATGGAGGGCTTGCCTTTTCCATCTTTTGCAAGACTCATTAGATTGTCGACCACGGCAAGGGCGTCGGCGATACTGTTGTGTGCGACGGTTTTTGTGTCAGTCCAATGTGGCATCTTTAACCTTCGGGTTGGCAGTTACTACCCGTGCGCTTGAGCGGTCCAACGCAATACTGATTAGTTTAGGCCGGCTACCTGACTTATGTCACGCGGGCAAGTGCAGCTTGCATGCGCGTGTAGTGATCCGCGTCAACACACGCTATAAGGTCTAGGGATGGTGTTCAGAACTCATTCCGTCGAACTGAGTCATCGAAGCGAAGCGGATGCGTAACAGACGATGCGAAGCCTGACGCGAACGGAACGCTACGCGCAGCATGGAGAGGCCGATTCCCGCCTGCTCGGGGCGGTTTTCCTTCATGCGCGGGCCTCACGCATCAGTCGCCCGCGCATCATCCACAGATTGCTCAGGGCAAACAGCGTGTGTAATTGCTGTGTGTTCTTTATCAAGCCTCGATAGCGCACCCTCAAGTGCCCAAACTGGCGCTTGATGACTCGGAACGGATGTTCCACGCGGGCACGAATGCGCGCCTTGACCCGCTCCAGCTCATCGACGAGCGCACCCGACACGGTGCTCTTGTCCAAGGCGCGGCGTTTGCCCGGGCGTAATGCCACATGCCAACGCACCTTCAACTCCTGCACCTCTTCGCGCTTGTCGATGCCCTGATAGCCGGCATCGCCGAACACGTCGGCCTCCTTGCCATGCACCAATGCGTGCGCTTGCGTCACGTCGTTGACGTTGGCGGCCGTGCCCACTACGGTGTGCACCAGCCCCGAGTCCGCATCCACACCAATGTGCGCTTTCATGCCGAAATGCCACTGGTTACCTTTCTTGGTCTGGTGCATCTCTGGGTCACGCTTGCCGCTGCCATTCTTGGTCGAACTGGGCGCGGCAATCAGCGAGGCGTCGACCACCGTGCCCTCTTTGAGCAGGTAGCCCTTCGCACTGAGTTGCGCGTTGACGGTCTGCAGAAATTGCTCGGCTAACTGGTGTCGCTCCAGCAAGTGCCGAAAGCGCAGAATGCTGACCCGGTCCGGCAGTCGGCTTATGCCTCCCAGCCCCGCGAATTGCCGATACAACGGCACGTCGTACAGCGCCTCTTCCATCGCCACGTCCGTCAGCCCGAACCATTGCTGCAGAAAGTGGATGCGCAGCATCGTTTCGACTGGAAACGGCTTCCGACCCGTCGCCTTGACCGGCGCATGCGGCGCTATCAACGCCAAAAACGCCTGCCACGGCACCACACGTTCCATCTCATCCAGAAATACCTGCTTGCGCGTGCGTCGGTTGCTCAGGTCCAGGCCAAGGTCGCTTTGTTTCATGGGTTCATCCAGCGTTGCGAACCTTCCTTCGACTGCCCGCGCTTGCGGGAGTTTTGAACACTATCCCTAGTAGGTCCCTGAGAATCGTCGGCGCCTCGGCCAGTGCAGCCGCGTCCTCATGCCCTTCACCTACATGTTCAGCATGCGAGTGTGTATCAACGAAACGCAACAGGCGAGTCTTGCGAGGCTCAGGAAAGGGTACCTCCTGTAGTCTCGAGTGCAGACTCCCTTTGTTGGGCACTTTGAAAATGAGAAATGTCTCAAGAAGCCGTCGCGCAAGGTTAGGGAGGTCGTAGTAGTTAGCAAGCGGCTGCCCCAGGGATAGCGCCGACGCCTCATGGACCCGTTTGAAGAGGTAGTGGTACTCGGGGCGTTGTTGCATAAATCGAATTTGAAGACACAGGTCCACCTATGATCTTGAATTCAGGCGATACGGACGGAGTGCGGGCGAGCGAGAGCCGCGATGCGGTTGAGCACGCCCGCACGAATCGAAACCTCGGTTGCCTGGGAGTCAACTTTGCGCGCCCACAGGCACGGACCGGTGAGCGTCTTGAGCCGGTACATCAGGTTCTCCACCAGCGAGCGCCGGTGGTAGCCGCTAGCCTCCTTCCATTCGCACCTGCTGGTCTTGGCAATGGCGTCGATGGCAGCGTTGCGCCATGCCGCGCCGGGCGTGGCTTCAGGCCACGAACTTGCACCTTCGCGCGGTGGAATCGAGGGCCGCGCACCGCGCTTGGCAATCGCCGCATGACACTGCTTGCTGTCGTACGCGCCGTCCCCGCCGACGATGTCCACGGATATGTCGGGCGGCAATTGGTCGAGCAAGTCGGGCAGTACGTCAGCGTCGCCCACATCCTGGTGGGTCATCAGCGCCGCGCATATCTGGCCTGTTTTCGCGTCCATCGCAAGATGGACCTTGCGCCAGGTGCGACGCTTGGACCAGCCGTGCTTGCGCACCTTCCACTCACCTTCACCGAACACTTTCAGGCCGGTGCTGTCGAGCAGCATGTGCACTGGTTCGCCGGTGTGCAACGCAGGCAGGACGACTTGCAGGTCCTGTGCTCGACGGCTCAGCGTCGTGTAGTTGGGAACCGGCAACTCAGGATAGGCAAGCCTGCGCAGGCTCATGGCAAAGCCTTGCAGTGCGCGCAACGGCAGGTGGAAGACTTGCTTCAGACCGAGCAGGCCCTGAATCAAAGCGTCCGAGTAGACCAGCGGGTGGCCGCGCTTGCGGGCCTGCGCAGCAGATGCCTTGCACATACCCTCGTCGATCCACATCGTGACATCTCCTCTGGCGATCAGCCCTGCGTTGTACTGCGCCCAGTTCTTGACGCGATACGTGGCCTTGGGCTCGGCTTGCTTGTGGGTGTCCCTGTGCATGTTCCCGGCAAAAATCGAGAATCTACGCAGGAACCCGGTTTGTTTACAGCGTTACCGCCATGTCGTTGCGCGTAAACGTCAGCACGGCCTCACCACGACCCTGATTTATGCAACAACGCCGGTACTCGGACTCATACTCGCGTAGGAACTTATCGAGCGATTCGAGCTGGGCACAGCGGACGCCCGCGCGAATACTGGCACGTAGCATGAAGAACCGTGCGGCCTGGCCGGGCCGATAGGGCTTGCGGTCGTTGAGGTAGTTGAACCAGTTGCGAACCTGCCGGAAGAAGGTGAAGTTGTGCGTGAGAACAAAGAGCTGATTGGCGTCCTTGAGCTTCTCTTTAAGGAACCCGAAGGCGGTGTAGGTCGAGTTCGAGTCAAGGCTTGAGATCGGGTCGTCGACGACGACAATACCCGTCGCCAGGTCGAAAGAGCGGTCATTGAGGCTGCGCAGGAAGTGCAGGAAGGCAATGGCCGTCCGCTCGCCTTCGCTGAGGTTCGCTGCCGGAACGCCACGACGCATGAGTTGGTAGCCGGTTTTCTCTGGCACAACCTGAATCTCGTCGTGGCCGAGATAGGTGATGAGGTCTTGATTGAGCTTCTCGGCCATGGGGCGGTGTTGCAGAACGTCTGCTTCGAGCTCGCGGATCCTGCGCTGCGTATCAGTGACTTTCTCAGCACACCCTCTCTTCAGAGTGGCCGCCGCCGCGTTGGCCGCCGCAAGTTCCCGCCATTCGGGCGCGGCAACCGCGATCTCGTGGTCGTACAGCTTCTGCCGAGCAGCCGTGACCTCATCCTGAAAGGCCGTTGTACGGTCATTGTGCCGCTTCACGATGGATTCCAATCGTGCAAGCGCTGTCTTGCCCATAAACTCGGCGAATTTAGGTCCACCAGCGACGACCACGGCGAGCATTATCCTGACAAAAGACATGTCTTCGCCGGAGGTGCCGCTCCCACCGAGCAACAGGTCAGCAAGCACGAGTGGCTCGAACATCCGGTCCTTCTTGGCACGCACGGCACGGACAAGCTCTTTTAGCCCTTGCCCAACGCTGCGGAGACTGGTTTTCAGTGAGCCGAGTTCACTCACGTAGGTAGCTTCCAAATCGGAGTAGAGCAGCTTCTGCGACGGAAAGGTAAAGCCGTCGAGGGTCTTGGCTGCTTGATCGATACGGTCCTGTAGCCTATCGATATCCCGTGCGAAAGCATTAAACCGGTCGTTAAAGTGTGCCTCCAGCGCACGCAACCGTTCGGGAAGAAGGGGCTGCAAGCAAAATTTGCAGGTCTCGGCGTCGCCGTCATGCGAATGCAGACGGAGGCCCTGCTGGACCCAGGCGGCGATGGCGGGGTCGCCCGCCAAATCGGCAACGACAGCCGACACAACTGTCCTCTGAAGGATTTCCTGAACTTCGCTGTGCAGAACCGCGAGGTCAGGGAACGGGATGTCAGGCAGCACGACCGTCTCTTTGGGCATCGAACCCTTGAGGTCAAGGAGCCTCTTACGCTCACCCTCGCCTAGAAGAACCGGTGTCGAGTCGCCGAGCGCCTTAACTCTGTCACGAAAATCGCCAACGTTGTAGTTGTTGTAGGCGCTGCCGGGAGCAAGAAGCAGGTTCTTGATCTCACGTGCTTTGGCTGTGGCGAAGGCAGTAACTCTCCTCTCTGCATCGCCAGCAGCAATGTCAACCTTGTTGGCTGCTTCCTGCAGGGCAGGGAGTTTACCTTTCAGGTCCTCGACTTGACGCTGCAATTCAACGCTGTCCTCGCCAAACACAAAGACCGGCGGCAATTGTGATGTTCCGGGAGTCTCGAAAACGCTCCTTGTGACGGTATCGCGGTTGAAGACTCGAACCTCCGGCAGCGTCGCCGCAGCGAGGCCGTTGCCTAGAATGATGTTACCGTCAATCTCATAGGAAACTTCGCCATCGTCGACTGCTGTGCGCAACTGCAGAGCGCGCATGATGTTGGATAGCGTGGTTTTGCCGCTGCCATTCCACCCGTAGATCAAGTTGAAACGACCAAAACTCTCTAGGTCTGCGGGCCAAGCGAAATCGTTGAAGAGCCTGTGGCCGCGAATCCTCCTGATGCGATCGAGCTTCAT